AACACGCTGATCACGGAACCGGTGAAGCCAGCGATGAGAAGCATCAGTTCGGAACGGTCCATCGGCTACTCCTGCAAAGGGTCTGCATAAATATACACAGCGGTCAAGAGTTCCAGCCCATCGTCGGGAACGCCCCCGCCTTTGTCCGCTCCTCAATGACGCGGAACGCCGCATCGTAGGCCCGCCCCACCGACCGCAATCCGTACAGCCGTCTGGCTCTGGCGCGAACGTCCTTGCGGTTCAAGCTCGCTACCGCGTCGATCGCGTCGAGGTACTGCCGTGTGGTTTGGCACCGGAACCCTGTGCGATCCTGCGCGACCGTCTCGGTGAACGCCCCGAAGCTCGAGGTGATTGCCGGGGTGCCACAGAGGGCCGCTTCCACGACCGTCCCGCAGAACGGTTCGATATAGTGCGATGGGGCAATGATTGCCCGAGCGTTCCCCAAGTACGCCGCCCGCTCCTCGTTGAGCGGCCCGACATACTCCACGTTGGGCGGGATGTCCCCGAACTGGGTAAGGTCGCCTTGCCCAGCCAAGATGAACGGCACGTCAGGCCGAAGCCGCGCCAGTTCCAGAATCAGCGGTAGTCCCTTGCCTTCGGTGAGCCTTCCCAAGAACACGACCGCCTCTCCGCCCGGACCCTCGGGCCACTCGTCTACGTCATACGAGTTCGGCACCACGAACTCCAGACGCGCCGAGGAGCTATGCACCCCAGCCCGCCCCTCCTTCGCCATGCACCCATGCCTGACGGCCTCGGACTCGTAGATCCGCCACGGCAACAGCGTGTCGAAATAGCCGATGCCCGACTCGACCGCCGACGCCCCTGCCTTGAGGTTGGGCAGATCGCGGATGGCTGGCGCGTGGGCATGACCAAAGGGGAGCAGGATGCAGTCGCCCGGCTCAACCCGCGCCTTCAGTTCGTCCCGCGCATAGAGGTTCCATTGGCGGTAGACCTCCGAGTCGGCTTGTGCGTCATTGCCGTAGAAGGCGGTCTTGTCGTGGTTGTAGGGGTGACCGAGGAGGCGCTGGTGTTCCTCCTGCCCCATCACTACCACGTCCTCGGAGGCCCCAGAGTCCGACCCCTCAACGCCGTAGTGAATCACCTCATAGCCCAGCGGCACCATCATGCGCGAGAACTTGTAGACCTTCTGCGTGAACGCGCAATGCGCGAAGTCCTTCGTGGTGACCGTGTGCGGGATGCCAAGCAAGTGCAGGCGCATCAGATTCTCGCGGGATAAGTGTACCAATCGCGGCCCATCGCCAAGCCGTGCAACATTTCCATCGCGTCCGCATACAGCGGCGCCACGGCGGGCAGACTAAACCGTCGCCGCGCCTCGATGCCGATTGCCGTGCGGTTCATCAACGGCGCACGACGGATAGCCTCAACCCAGTCATTCAGCACTCGGCAATGCCAGCCCGTCACGCCGTGCGTGACCGTTTCAAGGAAGCACCCATAGCTCGGCGTGATCACCGGAGTCCCGCAGAGAATCGCCTCGAGCGCGGACGCCCCACCCGGCTCGGCATACTGGCTCGGGTAGAGACAGGCCACCGCGTTGCCAAGATAGGCGGCTCGCTCCGCGCCGTGAATCGGTTCCTTGTATTCGATGTTTGGCGCTACCAAGAACGGCGTCGGGTCACCCTGCCCGCACAAGACGAAGCGCATCTCGGGCATCCGCTTGGCAATCTCGACGATGAGGTGACAGCCCTTCGTCTCGGAGATACGTCCGAGAAACGCGCAGTAGGCCGGCGTGCTAGGCTTTGTGGTGATGGGCCACTCGTCGGCCTCAAAGTAGGGCGGGATTACCCACTCGTAGGCCGTCACGCCACGTCCGAACTTGGCCTGATGGTAATGCATCCACATCGCCGTCTCAAAGATACGGAACGGCAGATAGCTCTGCGGATAGCCAATGCCTAACTCGCAGTCCACACCGTCATGACTGCCAATCGACCCCTGATGGCCTGTGCCAAGCGAGTGTAGCACGACATCGCCCTTGCAAACGTGCTTGGCAAGTTGTTCCCGCAGTCGCGCATTGAACGTGCGATATAGCACCGAATCCGTGCGGGCATCCGCCACGTGCATCCGCTGTTTGTCCTCTAGCCGATGCCCTAGCAAATCGTAGAACTCGTCCTCGGTCATAAGCGTGACATCTTCCGTCGCGCCACTCTGCGAACCTTCCACGCCGTAATGCACGACCTCGTAGCCGAGGCCACGCATCATCGGCCCGAAGTACCGGACCTTGTTCGTGAAAGCGTCATGCGAGAAGCGCGGGTGCGTGATGGTGTGAGGGACACCAAGCAGGTGCAGGCGCATTATGTCGGGTATGGAGGCTGAAGGATTTTAGGCGAGCCGGTCGCCTGATAGACAGTATCAGTCGCAAAGACCAAGCGCAACCGATACCAGTCCGAGCTACTGCCGCTGTAGTTCTGCGGGCTGACCGTCACATCGTAGTCCGCCACGTTCGTATAGGTCGCCCCGCTGTTTGATGACGCATCCAAGTAGATGCGCCAGTCCTGCGGACGGGTTCCCGTGTACGTCCACGATATGACGAGCGTGCCGCCACCCGCATCAAGAATATCGAAGGTGTCCAAGCTCATCGCATTGTCAATGTAGCAAACCTTCCATACCGAGCCGTCGTAGATCCAGCAGTTGAGAACGTTCTTCCACGACCCATCCCAAACGGACAGGTCATTGGTCAGCCGCCAGCTTGCCCCGACGGTACTGCCCTCGGTGATAAAGAACGACCCGTCCTCTTGCAACAGCTTGTCGCCGTCCTCTTTGAGCAACACGCTGTAGGCGTTCGCCCACCAATACATCGGCATCGCTTACGCCACCTGCGCCCAGAGTTGCCCCGTGGTGCCAGTTCCCGAGGGCGCATTGGTCGAGATGGTCGCGTTGACCGGCCCTGTCGGACCCGTCGGACCAGTTGGACCTGTCGCACCAGTAGGCCCAGTCACACCCGTCGGACCTGTCGGACCAGTCTCTCCGATATTTCCCTGTGCGCCTGTCGGACCCGTTGGACCTGTTTCTCCAGTTGGGCCAGCCGGTCCCGGCAAGCCTGTAGTTCCGGCAGGTCCAGTCGGTCCAGTCGCCCCTGTCAACCCATTCGGCCCAGACGGACCTGATGGTCCAGTCTCGCCTGTTGGACCAGTCTCACCGGTTGCACCAGTCGCTCCAATTAGCCCGGTTGCACCAGTCGCGCCAACCTCGGCAAGCAGGTCCCAATAGCTTGACGGCACGGCTGGCGCTTGGTTTGAGTGCGTCTGAATGCAAATCCACGACGACCCGAGATACGACACCGCCTCATCGACGAGATACGTCTGTCCGCTGTTCCACGAACCCTGCCAATCCAAGCCACGCGGACCCGTGGCGCCGCTTGCCCCTGTCGGTCCAGTTGGCCCGGTGACGCCAGTTACTCCAGTAGGTCCAGTTGGGCCAGTCTCTCCGGTTGGGCCGGTCGCACCAGTCGGACCCGTAGGGCCAGTCGGCCCAGTCGGTCCCGTCGCGCCAGACCCGCCTGACCCCGGCCCGACAAATGACTGTCCGAAGGTTGGGGCGACCAACTGCTCCTCAACAAAGTCGGTGTCCTGATATTGCAGATAGTACGCCGACGGCATCGCCGTATCGACGCTAATTTCATACGTCCATTGATCGATAGCCGTGCTGTCCCACGTGGCCTTCCAGCCATCTACCGTCTTGGTCCCGGCGGTTGCCACGTTGGTCGCCGTTGTGCCGCTCTGGTTCTTGACAGACGCCGCAATCACCTGCGTAGTAAATGTCTGCGTGGTGTTATCCTCGCCGTCCTCATCGAGCGTGTTATTGCCACGCTGGAAGAAGAACCGCCACCACACCTCGTACTTGCCGGTGCCGCTATTATAACCCTGCTTTTGAATCTTAATGATGGCGTTGTTGACGCCGTAGTTCTGGGGCCACTCGGTCACGCCAGATCGAATGAATGACAAGTTGCCGTCATTGTCTGCGCCGTAGATGCGCCACTCAACCTGATAGATGTAGGTGTCGTTGGCGATGGTCGCATCGGCCTGCATGAACGTGGTGGTGTTCCACTTATACGACTCACCCGACCACGCGGTCCACGCGCCCCACGTTTGCTTAATACGCTCTCGACTCCGATACTCGTAGTATATGATCCGGTTTTGCGGGTCTACGTAATTGAGCCGCACCAGCAACAACTTGAGAAAAGGCCCTGCCTCGTCATAGAGCGAGGTCGGCGTGATGACTGCCTCGCTCGCGGCTGGACGAATGACATCTGTCGGTATGCCAGTTGCCACGGCTTGCAGTCCGGCATACACCGTGTTGCCTACGTTGACAAACAACCGCTTCGGGATGTAGTCCGAATCAGCCTGCCCATCGCGGCGTTCCTTGATGCGATACCAATACTTCGTGCCATTTCGCGGAAGCGAGTCGATGTAGACCTCGGTGCTGGCTGGCACGATCGCGAGTTCAGCATAGGTGCCGGGGTAATCCACGACCCCAGACACCGCATTGCCAGCCCGTTCGATAACGATATAATCGGCACCAGCGGATGCCCACAGACCCAACGCCACGCCTTGTGGCAGGGTGGCATCGTTGACGCCATCAATGATCGAGAACCCCGCTGGGCGATCGGCAGTCCCGCTCGTCGAGTTTGTGGTCTGGAATGTGGTCGCTGTTGCCATCGTCCCGCGCACCTGCGAGATGGCATCGAAGAACGCCACGCCCACCACGTAGTTCGTCGAAGCGGTCAGGCCAAGCAGGGTCGTGGTCGTGGTCCCCGCAGGCAAGACCGCCCAGCGATACTGTTGCCAGTTTGCCGGGGCCACGGTGCCGGGATAGACGTAGACCTCTACCGTATCCTGCGTGTTGGCCCCCACGTTCCACGACACCACCGCCGACTTGTTCGTAATGCTCCCGACCGTCACCGCTGTCGGAGCCGCCCACGCCGTTAGGCTGACCGTCTCCCAGCCCGTCCACGCGCTCGGGAACAAGCCCGGCTGTTCCGACCGCGCCCGCACGTAGACCGTCGAACCCGGCACCACCGCAGTCAGCGGTACGGCACCCGTCGGGATCTGACCCGGCTCATACCGCGCATACGTCACGCCATTGACGCCAGCCGCAGGAGCCGAGGCGCCCGTCGCCCACTCCACCGCGACCGCGATGTCTGCGTTCGTGTTTAGCGCGGCGGCGTTGGTGATCGTAAACTGCGCCACACGGCGCGGGTCTCGAGTGCTAGCCGAGGCCGTGATGGTCGGGGTCTGGGCGGGCTGAACGTACACCCCCGCATCCACCAACTTGAACGCCACCGACTCGGGCCGCTCGTCCCGCCGCACCACTTGGGCCACGCGAGCGCCAACCGAGGACTCCCCGATCCGATAGTTCTTGTTCGGGTAGAAGCCAGCGTCGAGATAGACCAACTCGCCCACCTGCGCGGCGGCAGGGGCCGTGCCTCGGATGACCTCAACCTCCATCGACGGCGCCCCGCGCCCGAAGCGATCAAAGCCCTCTCGCGCCACCGCCACCGCAAACAACTGCGGCTCTGGCACAAACGAGTCGGCTTCGTGGATCATGCCGGGAATGTCATACGTCACCATCCGCGTCGAGAACGTGGTGGTGTCGCCCGTCACAATCTCATACGGCACCTCGGTCTCCACCAACATATCGGCTGGCGGCTGTTCCGTGGTCTGCTGGTTCTGCACCCATTTCGTGAACTTCTTCTGCTTGATGCTGTAGCCCGTGACCGCCGTGGCCTCGTCCAAGTCGAAGATGGGCGGCGGGCTGTCGCCAACCAAGTCATCGTCGGTAATGGTCAGCGTCGGGGCCGACGTGCCAAGCTCCCGCGTCAGGAAGAACTCAATCTCGCCAGACGCATTGACCCGAGCGGCAAACCCAAACGGCCCGAACAGCGCGGACTCCAAGAACTCCGCCATGTTTTGCGGCTCGGTAATGCGGCACGCCAGATAGGTGTCGGGGCCGATGCCGTCCTTGACCGTATCGGCAGACGCGCTATCGACGGTCAGCCCGATTAACTGGTACAGCTTGGTCGCCACGTCAACTGGATGCTCGTCGAAGTAGAGCGGCGACTGCTCGGTGGTCAGGGCGCTCACCGCCCGCACCCGCACCAGCGTTCCCGGCGTCATTGCAGGCGTGATCGCCCCAAGCGCGGTCACAGAGCTTCCGTCAAGCTGAACGAACAACCGCTTCTCGCCACCCACCTGCGTGAACTGCGTCGAGTAGTTGAGGTTGCTCTGCGGCGTGAACAGGCCACGGATGGTGCCTTCCCACGTATTGCCTGCACTATCCTCAAGCAACGCCCGCACACCGGGGTAGGCATAGACCGGCGAGCGATCGTTCAGCCCCGCCCAGTTCGTCCCGACCGGCACCGCGTCAGGCGTATCGTAGGACACGAACGGCGCGATATTCGCATACAGCTTCTCGAAGTCCGTCTGCGCTAGCACGGTCTTGCGCTCGTAGTTCGGCTGGAGGTACGCCGCCACGAAGTCTAGCGAGACTAACGCAGAGTACGTGCCGTCGCCCGACAGGAAGTTGGTCGCCGTGTCGAGGATGCTGAACTCCCAGCCGCCCGAGTCTGGCGTGAGGTTGGACCCCTCGGACGCGCCGAAGCCGCCGATGACCGGCCCGCCAAACAAGCACCCGCGCTTCGGGAACGCCGTCCGCTCTGCCGTCCGATCCCACGCGAAGATGCGTTGGGTCTGCTCGACCCGCCGCGTGTTGCTGATGGTAAAGGCGTACCGGATGGCATCGACCTGCCGCACACTCGTCAGGTAGCCCGCCTGCCACACCGCCCAATTTGAGCCGCCGTCCGAGGACATCTCCAAGAACGCCTTGCGCGACAGCAGATGCGGACGCCCGAACTCGGCATTGTTCGCCTCTAGCTCAATCGGGTCGCCGTTCTCAAGCAGGATCTTGTCGCCACTTTCGAGCAACAAGAACTCGTCCACGCCGTCGTAAATCTGGCTAGTAACCAGACGCAGAGTGCCGGTGCTGTCGGCTCCCGTCACTACGTCAATGACCTCGACCACATACGCGCCAGTCCGCACCGCGCCGGTCAGCAGGTCCACTTCCTGCCCATCACCGTTCGGGATGCCCGTGATGTACGGGTTGGTGCCGCCACGGATAGACGTGACGGTCAGCGTGTCAGCGTTATCAGCGGCGTTACGGATGCGAAGGCGGTAGGCTTGTGTCGGCATCAGTCGTAGAGGCAGAGCATCGCGGAGGGAGACGCCGCGCCGTTGATCAGCGTGAACGACATAGAGTAGAGCAACAGGTTCTTATCCTGCAACGTGATGGTCACGTCCCCGTCAGGCGCGAGATAGCAGGTCGTGTAGCTTCTGCTTGCCGCGTCCCCCGTGTTGACCGTGACGGCCTCGCCGCGAAGTAACCATTCCTGACAGCGGAGCATCGTCGCCATGCTGGTGTTCGGGATATCCGTCATCGTAAAGCTGGCGCCGTAGTCGGTGCGGAAGCGGAACTGGTACGGACGCCCCGTGCCGAGCGCAGGAACCCGAGGGCCGATTGGACGCTGGAACGGGGTCCAATCCGCGAACCGCGAGCCGACCCCTGTGCTGATGCCCGTCGTGCTGTTATCGAGCGTGGCGGCACCGGTGCCGTCTGTAAACGTGATGGTTGCCATCAGCCCACCCTCCCACGGCTATTCGCCTTCGTCATCAGTTCCTGTATGGCTCGCTGGGCCGAGGGATCGTTCGGGCCAATCACCGTCACGTTCATCGACTGCCGAGGCGTCATGCCAGCCGCCGTGGTTGCCGAGGTCTGCCCAAAGATGAGTTGGGTGGTCGGCATCGCCCCGCCCATGCCACCGCCAAACCCGCCACCGCCGCCACCGAACGAGCCGATGCTGACTGCCGCGCCACCGCCCTGCCCGCCGAACATCCCACGCGCCACACCCTTCAAGGCCGACCCGAAGGCGATCATCGCGATGGATGCCGCCAACGCACCACCCGGCATCAGATTGGACAATGACTCCATAATGGTCGCCATAAACTGCGCGAACGCCGCTGTGGTCGTACCGAAGCGGATCATCGCATCGCCAAGCCCAGCCAACAGCATCGAGCCAAGCGCCCGAAAGCCCTCACCGATACTGCCAGAGGCCACGGCCTGCTCAATGCCCATTGAGATGCCAGCGACGAGCGCCCCGCCAACATTCTGCTGGAAGGTCTGCTGAATGCCATTGGCAAGATCAACTGCGGCCTTCTGTGCATCGGTCAGGATGATGCCAGTCGCCTGCGGGATAGCGGCCTGAATCGCTCCCAAGTCGAATGGCGCCCGACCAGCTCCGGTGACTCCTGCACCGGCACCCGGAAGCGCACCCAATTGGCGCCCCCGAGCTACTGCACCAGCCCCCGCACCAGCACCACCAGCTTCCGTGCCGAAGCGACCCGCCAACTCACGCGCTCGCAACAGCGACCGCTCGGTCGCCTCAAGCGAGCGGATCTGCCGCTCCAACTCCCGCAGGTCCGCGATGCGTTGCTTGTTCGCCGCCATCTCCTGCGCGGTCAGCCGTCGCCCTTCCTGTGCCGCCGTCGTGTTTGCAATGGACTGGCGAAGCTGGTCGTACTGCTTCCGCAAATCGTCGAGGCCACCAGTAAACTCACCAGAAGTCAGGTCGAGCAAGCCGTCTTGCACATCCCGCAACCGCTTGGTGATCTGCGCCACATCGCCAGCCAGCACCATCTCGCGGAGCGCCTTCTGCGTGTCCTCCGCCATCTTCTTCGCTTCGTTGCCAGCCCTGACAAATGACGTAATCGCGGCACTCGCGAATCCAAGCAAGGCCGCAACTGCCAGACCGGATGGGCCGAACATCATCGAAATCTGTGATCCGGCCTCAACAATGCGCGTCCCCATATCTGCCGTGATGGAGCCGGTGCGGGCCAAGCTGTTGCCGACCGCCGCGAAGCCAATCGCCGCCTTTGCCGCTCGGTCCCCTGCGATTTGCGTCTTTGCCGCCGCGCCTTGCATCGCGTTGCCGGTATTCGTCACGGCCTGCGCGGTCACCTTCATGTCATTGGCAACCGCCTGCGTCTCTTTCTTCAGGCGAGCAAGAGCCGCCTGTACCGTCGCGGCTCCTTCTTCTTTGACCAGCATCTCAACGGAAAAGACCCGCATTGCTTACTCCTTTACGACGGCTTGCGCCATCCGTTGAGACAGGGCCGTCAGCCGCTCCCGCGTCTGGTCAAACATCTGCGACAACTGCCCCGCCGCCTTCAGGTACCGCATCTCCATCTTCTGCAAGTCTTGCGGCTGATGGAACGCGATGGCAACCTGCCCTGCCAAGTCCGTCCGCTCCCCCATCCGCTCGACCGTCGCTTCTTTCGCCATCGCTCGCAACTCCGCCCACATCCAAAGCGTTATCGCAAACGATTCCCCCGCTACCACGCGGACGGGTTGCCCCGTGTCCCGCGACACCTCCACCACCACCCGCCGCACAAACTGCTCGGCGTCCCACGGCACGGCGACGGTTGACTGCCCCGCCGCCTCGGTCAGTTTTTTTCCGACCGCTCCGCGAGCATCGCCTCGACCTCGGACACCTGATTGCGGCTCAACTGAATGAGCGCGGCAATCTGATCCACGGTCAAGGCGTCCACCTCATCGGCGGTCAGGTCAGGACAACTCGACCGCACGACTTCTAGCAACGCCCCCAGCATCACATCGCCAGCGCCGTCCTGCGTGGACAGCGCGGCGATCTTGTGAGCCGACGCCCCAGTCAAGGGGCGCACGACAATCTCTCGTCCGAACAGCGTCACACGCGGTAGGCGTGCCGGGTTCACCAACTCGTCGAGGTTAATCATCAGTCCTTATCAGACAGAGGTGAGGTATTCAATGCGGAACGGCGCAGAGCCAATCGCCGTGAAGCCCGAGAGGGTAGGGTCAAGCCGCGCCTCAATCTCTATAGCGATGGCAATCTCCGCCCCGTCCTGTCCGGTGATGTCGTACTTGGTGCAGAGCGCCGACGGGAAGCGAACCTGCACATAGCTCCCAGCCGAAGCCGTGGCCCCGCCGCGTTGCCAGATGGCACGGACATCGGAGAGGTAGTCGCCCGAGGCGAGCAACTGGCCCGCCGACTTGGGAGCGTAGGAGGTCGAGGCCGTCCACGCGCCCGTCACGGCAGTAGCCGCACCCGGCTCGACCTGCCCGACGTTAGTGGTCGAAAGCTGAATCACGGTGCCAGAGATTTTCGGCATCCGCATCGTCACGCGGTCGAGGCCCTTGACAGGCGACCGCTTGCCGTCAAAGTCAGCGGCTCGGTACGTCACGCCGGGGTCAAACTTGATGCCGCCAGCGAAGGCGCCAAACACGGTCGAACTGACGTACAAGACGCCAGAGTCAAGGAGGATGTCGCTCGGGAGAGCAGAGGTGTAGCCAGTCAGCGGAGCAGTCATAGGTCTATCCTACGGAGGGTGGTGGTGGGAATCTAATCAGCCCGCTCGGTCAACACACGGGGCCAGAGAAACATTTCGTAATTGGCGATGACCGCCACGACCGAGGAGTCTGCCGGGTCGGTGAGCATCGGGACCGTCTGCCGCGTCCGCGATCGCCCAACCATCAGCCCAGACCGCGCATCGTTGAACCCCGTCAAGAACTGATCCACGATGTCAATAGCGGACTCAACCATAGCCAACTGCGACTCGGGCTTGCCAATCCCCTGTACTTCGAGGATGGCGGTCTCGCGGTAGCCGTTGTAGGCCGGAAGGCTGGTGCGGTCCAAGCGGAGGGTCAGGTACGGGAACAGCGGCGAGGCGGGAGCCGCCCGAACGTAAGCGCGGGTGCCGATGATGTCCTCAAGCCGACTCCCGCTTGGGCTGACGTACTCGAGCAAGGACTGGCGCAGGGTCGCGTAGATCTGGACCGTGGAGGCCGTGGACGGCAGGGGCAGACTGCCCGGTACAACGTAGGTCGGTAGACTCATCGGACGGCTCTCCCGCGCTCCATGTAGCGGTTCAGGACGCGGTTGTAGGTGTCAATCATCGCCTTCGCGGAGTCAATCGCCACCGGCTTGAAGATTGGCACCCGCTCCCAACGTCGCGTGAAGATGTTGTGATGCCCAATCTCCCATGCCAGCGCAATCTTGCCGACCGTCGTGGGCTTCTTGGGCGGCTTGGCTTTCTTGCCGCGTGGCTTGGCAAGCTCGCCGTCGGGGATACCGACGATGCTAAACCAGCCCCCGCCACGAAACACGGGCGCCTCTCGGCTGATATGCTGGGCCACCTGCGCGGTGGATCGGAAGGCTTGGCTGGTGTAGTAGCCCTGAAAGAACCGCTTCTTCACGTTCCCCTCGTACAATGCCGCCGCCGCATCGAGCGCCATCCGCGAGGCGTCCCGATACTGCTTCAAGAACTGCGGCGAAAGGTCCGTGACTTTGACGCTCATGCCATCTCCGCTTGTAGCTTCCGCAACGCTTCACGCGCCGTGATGCCGGTCGCCGTCTTGCACGGCCCTTCGAGCGAAGTCCAGCGAAGCATGACCGCCGCATCCCCAACCGGAGCCGCTTCGAGCGTCCCGCCGTGCCGCTGGATGAACGCCTCAATCCGCGCCTCGTCGGTAGGCCAGATGCCCGACCGCCGCACGTCCTGTCCGCAGATCAGGCGAGCGTCCATCAGCGGATGAACCCAACCGCAGAGAGCGCCAACGCCACCGCCGTGACCGCCGTCGTGTCGGTCTCGTTGCGGATGTAGACCGAGATGGTGTCGTTCAGCACCGTCGGGATCAGTCCCGTGACGGAAAACCCATAGCCCTCGTTAGAGTCGGCAAGAATCGCAGACACGTGAACATTGGCAAGGGGCGTGCCGTTCTTGGCAATCGTGATGCCGAAGGTCTTGTTGTTTGACGCGCACACTAGCTCAACGTTTGCCGTAACAAGCAAGACCTGATTGACCGCTTTTGTCGCTCGCATTTCGTTGTTAGAAACTTGCGAGAAGCCGTCTTGCCCAAGCGAGGTGTCAAGCGCCGTTGTGCCAGCGAGCTTGACGTAGGTGTCGGTCGTGGCAAACGTGGTCTGGGCTGTTGCCGTCAAGTCGATTTGCCCACGGCTCGGGAACAGACTGACCACCGCATCACGGATGTCCTCTGGCGAGATGAGGCCCGTCGTGTTGTCGGGCAGTTGCGCGAGAAGCGCAGAGAGTACCTTCGGAGTTTCCGCCATTAGCTGTAGCCCTCGTCAAAGCCTGAAGAAAACGCATCCGCCGCTGGGTTGATGAGATGCACCCCGTCTGCCACGCTATCCGGGTCCGACCCTGTGAACAGGCCGTAGGTCGTGGGGTCCACCTCCTCCAACGTCAACTGCTTGCACATCAACTGCCGCAACTCAATCACGCCCCGCACAAAGTAGATCGGCGTCTCATCCTCGTCCTTGACAATACCGAACGGATTCACATCGACGTAATCGGCAACCGTCGCCACTAGCGAGGTGCGGCTGTCAATATGCCCCTGCGGTGAACCGGCAGGTGTGAACTGGTCCGACATCGCGTCAATCCGGCCCCAGTACGTCCCGACCCGCGTGTAGACCGGGCGGGCAAAGCCGTCGGCCCCGTCCTCCGCTCGCGTGAAGAACTGAAGCCGACGATCCAGAAGGCCGGGTGCGATATACATCAGCCAGCCACCGCGAGCTTGAACGTCCGCAACACCTTGAGGACGCGAGCCGCCGTGTCTCTTGACACGTCCCAGCTAATCGAGGTACCAGCCGCCGTCTCGGTCGAGGCGTTCGGGGTCCGCTTTTGATAGAGGTCAGCCGCCAAGTCGATGATGCATTGCGACAGAACCGGCTCTATTTGCGCGTAATCGCCCCGCAGAGACAATCCGCAGGAGGTGGTAATGGTGTAGGGGCCATACGGGAACGAGTACCCCGCGTTGGCGTAAATAACGCCCGAGGACTGGTTGATCGTGTAGTCGGTTGCTGGGACGGTCGTACCTTCCGAATCCACGATGGTCGCTGTGGTGCCAATGGGACGCTTCGGGAAGATGAGCGACAGGCAGGGCTGGGGGTCAATCGTGTCGGCTCGGTCAACCGCCGTGGTATTGACAGCGGTAACCGGCACATCGGTCCAGACTTCCATCTGCGCCTTTGCCCGAGCGAGGAGCGCCGTCAAGAGCGTGTCCTCGGCGGTGGTCTCGATGCGAAGGTAGGACTTCAGATCACTTACGGTAGGGAGGGCCATTGCGCTTTGCCTCGGTCAAGATGTCTGCGTACTTCTGCCCCACTACCGGGTAGTCGTGGTAGGTCCGAACGTACTGATGCACTCGCTCAACTTCTGCCGCATAGAAGCTACGGTCTCGGACCAGTTTCGCCAAGACCTCCCGCAACTGCGGTCCATCGTTCGCCACCGTCCACGGCACCGGAATGCCGAGCTTCACCAGATCGTTCTGCGCCTCGGGGTCGCCCGCGATGACCGCCTTGCCCATCGCCGCGCCCTCCAAGCCTGACCCCTGCATCCCGAGCCAGAAGCTGTCGAACACCGCATCGCAGGACGCCTTGAGCCGCAGGGCCGCGCCGTGTTCCATGTTTTCAATCAGCACCGGCTCGATGTCGATGCCCTGATGCATCTTGAGATAGTCGCACGCATTCAGGAACTCCTGCGTTCCCTTAATCCGCCGCATCGTTGGGCTGTGCGCCACGCGGAAGGTCTTGGACTTAACCGTCTCCTCTTTCGCAATCTGCTGATAGTCCGAGACCGGCATCGGGATCGGGAGCCAATGCTTGATGCCGAGGCGGTGATGATAGGGCCGCGCCCCAAAGCAGATGGCGTCCATCCGGTCATCGTTACCGCCGTCATTCACGCGCACCGACCCCGCCATGTTGCCGGGGTCCACCGACCCGTGGTAGGTCAGCGCCTGCATCAAGCCGTCGCGGGTTCCCTTGCGTAGCTCGTTCCGCAAGACCCAGTAGTCCATGTGGCTATGCACCACATCCGCTGTCTCATACAGCAACTGGATGGTCTGCGCGTCAATCTCCGTATCCCATTGGCGGAGGTCGCAATGCTTGTTCGTATGCCCAAAGCGGACCAGCGCCGACACCACACCCGGTACCACGTTCGCCGCCGAGTGGTAGCGGTAGACCGAGGAGCCGGGATCGTAGGCTGTCAGCTGTAATACCTTGAGCGCGGACGGGTCGTAGGGCGTTGCCGTGTAGTGCGAGGCAATGAGACCCGGAGATAACACCCGGCCCACACTCGCCCACACGCGGTCAATCTGCTCCCGAGACGCCACCACCCCTCCGCTAAATAGCTCCTCGGCTTGTGCCGTAGGGAGCGTCACTTGTTGCCCTTTCTGCCACACCTGTCCGTTGATCAGGGCCTTTACACGGACAGTCACCAGCATCTCTGACGGAAGCGCCGAAGCGGAGGGGGTGATGGCCCCCTCCGCACCGACTGTCCGCTTGGCTCTCGGCTTACGCAGAGGCCGTGTTGTCCAGCACGACGAACGGGCTATGCTCGTCAACCTTGTTGCCCGACGAGTCAATCGCGTAGGCATAGGTCGAGGTCGGGAGCGGGATGCCCCCGGCGCGAGCGACGAACCGGTACGTGGTGATGTCGTTCACGAACTTGTAGTGGATCGAGGACTCGACCGTGAGGGCCTGACGAAGCCCCATCGCGTAGAAGTCGCCGTTCACCAGCGCCACATCGCCCTCGGTCCCGAGCGTCGGGAGAAGGTCCGTGACAATCACAGGCAACCCGAGGAGGGTCATCTGCGGCTTGTCGCGGAGATTCGGGATCCACGTGACCATCGTGTTGTTCGTGGTCTGCATCGCGAACAACTGCGCGAGGACACGGCGGGAGATCATCCACACCGAGTTCGGCCCGTGCGTGTGACGCTCGTACATCTGGAACGCATCACGCGCCTTGAACTCGTTCGCGGTCTGACGCACGACCTTGAGAAGCGCCGTGTTCGAGGTGTTGAACGCGCCGAGCGGCTGGCTCGAGCCGGTGCCGTCGATGGTGATGTCTTCGTTGATCTTGTTGATGACCTGCCCGCCGACGGCGGCAGTCACCTCGGCGGGAAGCTCGCCGGTGAAGTCATCGCCGAGGAGTTCGTCGCCGAACTCCGTCACAGCGGCGTACTTGTACATCGTGAGGAGACGCTGACCGAAGTTCGGGTCACGCTCCGGCTTGGTCGCGCCTTCGCCAACGATGGTGACGTTTGCAATCTTACCCGCCATCGGGCGGTTAAGGGTGGACGTACCCTCGTCCTGCAGAAGATACGGAATTCTCAAACTCCGTCCGGGGACATTGTACCTCCGGGCGTACTGGAACAGACCCGGCTGGGCGTTGCTCACCGAGAAAATCTCGGGAACCTGCGAGAGCGGGAGGAGGAACTCACCACCGTTGGTCGAGCCGGTGATGGTGCGGGTCATCATATCGACCGTGCGAAGCGCCTCGGCCTCCTTCGCGTTGGCAGGCCCCTTCGCCACGGCGCGGACATACGAGCCGATCGAGGGGAACGCCTTGACGAGAACCGAGCGGACCTGCTCGGTCGCGTCCTTCATGCCAGCGAACTCGGTGCGGTCAGCACCGCTCACGTCCATCCGGGTCAGCCCCTCGTCGCCACCCTGACGCGCAATCTCGGCGTCAGCGGTGAACTCGGCGGCAGACTGCGCCCGCATCTCAAGGGCGCGGATGTCGGCAGTACGCTTCTCAACTTCGTCCGCCGTGAAGCTGGCGGTCGGGTCCATCAACTCCGAACGGAGCTTGTGAGCCTGCTCGCGAAACTCGTTCGCGGCACGGTTCTTGGAAACAAGTGGGGCCTTCATGGTAGTCAGTCTCTCTTACTTGGGTAGGACGAACGATGACCGCACCGCCTTGATACGGTCCTCCATCTTGGCGTACCGTGCCGTGCTGTCCGTCGAGGTGGGCGTATCCAACACCACAGGGGCGTCAGACGAAGCCGTCTCGGTCATGGTAGGCGTGGGCTTGTACGTGTCCAGCAATGCCTCTCGCGCCTTGTCGGATAGCGCATCCAACGCGGCACGGGCGGCAAGTAGCAGGAGTTCATCGTCCGTGCGCTCGGGCGACTCCTCCTCCTCCAACTGGTCAATCGGGTTGACCGTCTCCATTTCATCAGCGCGAGCCGCCGCGATTTCAGCGCCCGGCACGGCGGGCATCGGGGTGATGCTGACCTCGCGCAGTTCGATCTCGGTGAAGCGTTCGACGGGCTTGCCGTTGACGGTCACCATCTCCGAGGCACGCGGGATGAACCCGATGCTGAACCCCGTGGAGGCTCCGCTTGCCAAGACCGCCTTGACGTATTCCAACGCGGCCCGTCCGTCAGCCGTGTCAAAGATGTCGGCGGTCATGACCAGCGCGTCCCCCATATCCTGCATCTCGGTGACCACGCCAACGTGCGCCTTTGAGGTGCGTTCGTGATCCATCAGGAGCGGAACCTTGCGGGCCGCGACCTTGTTGTTGATGGTCCGCTTCGCAGACTCGCGGGCGAACATCGTCTGGTAGCTGTCCACCACCTCGTAGGTCAACGCCACGCCCGACACGCGCCCTGCGATACCGGGCGGGAGGTCAGACTCGGCACGGATCTGCGGGGCGGCTTCGGTTAGGTGGTAGCGCGTGGACTTCATCGGGTTACTCCGGGTCGGCCTTTGGCAACTGCTCGGTGAGAACCGCTTCGAGGGCCTGTACGCCTTGTGCAACCTCGGCATACGGGCGGGTCCGCATATAGTTGAGAATGCCAACCGCGAGGGCGGAGGGAATCGTGACGGTCTGCGGGGTCTCGGTCATTGGGCCTCAAGGAAGGGTAAGGGAACTGCCGTGGAAATATAGAGCAGGGTGCGCTTCCGTGCCTAATACGTCATGCCGACATTCGTGGGACCAGAGGGCCGTATTCTCGGCATGGGCCTTCAGCACGACGATCACTCGGCTATGCTTCCAGTACTTGCCCCAATGCGTACTGCCGTCGGGGAAGCGGTCGCCCTGATAGACCCCGTAGCGGAGGCCGCTCGGGTCCGCATACGCCGCCGCCGTGCCACGGCTGGTGACGATGGCGTGTTGGGTCCACCACAAGGCGTCAATCGCCGCACGGTCGGTCACCGGGAACACCGTGACGCCCCAGTTGAGGGGGTCGGCTTTCGGCCCCAGCCCGAAGGCGCGAAGCAGTTGCCGCCCGATGGACGCCAGCCACTTAAGCATTGGCCTTCAGCGCGGCGACTTCGACCTCAAGCGCCTCGATACGGGCCATCGCTTCCTGTAGCGCCTTGATTGCCGCGAAGGTGATGTCCTTCGTGTAGACCGTCTTGAGCGGTTCCTCGCCTTCTGGCGTATCCCCGAACCCATCGGCGTCCACCCACACAGGCTCGACCGTCTCGACCTGTTGGGCGATGACACCGAGGTTCACATCGTCGTGCGTCTGGTCGATGTACTTGTACGCAACAATCTCAAGCGCGGCGACCTTATCCCACATCGACGCGGCTGGCGTGATGTCGGTCTTGGTGCGAATGTCCGAGAGGTCAACGTTGTTAGCCTGATAGTTTGCCAAGCCACCGTTCGAGCGAATGACGGCTCGCGTTGTTCCGTCCGTGCATTGCAAAAATGGGTTTCCCGTGCCATTAGGCGCACCACCGGAAAACACAACATTGACACCAAGCATGCTGCTGGTCGCTTTGTTGTTTGTGTACAGCGCCCAATTACCAGCATTAGTCAAAAACTCGTGATAGGCACCAGCAGAATCGTTGTACGCGCCATCATTCGACGCCTTGAAGTAGCCCCCCGACGTGATGCGGGCGCGTTCGGTGCTATCGGTGCCAAAGACCAACGGATACGCTTGCAATACGTTGACGTAGCCGACGTTGTTCACCATCCCGCCCACCGTGCTACCCGAGTTGTTAAACCCGAGGACCGTGTTGGCAACGCCTGCCGCCGTTGCAAGCACGCGGCTATCGCCAGAAGTGCGCGTGGCGTTGATTGTACCCGCGCCAACCGTCAGATTCCCACTCGCATCCAGCGTCATCGCCTGCGTGAACGAGATAGTTCCACCGGCGGTGCCAGAGGGGGCAACAAACCACTTATGCGCGGCGCTTGGGGATGTAGCCTGCTCATAGTTTGTGGCACCGATGCTCTCTATGTATTTCCAATTGCCATCATAGAAAGCATTGGTAGTGATAACCGTCGCAGCATTAGGGCTTCCATCAGAATACGAAGCAAACGCACTACGCTGACTCTGAAATACCTTGAACGTAGTCCACGCACTCGGCGTCACCCCGAGGCCGAGGTTGCCGGAGGCGTCGAGGCGCATCTTCTCGTTGAAGTCGCCCGACCCGGTGTTCGTGCGCGTCCAGAACGACAGATAGCCGCTCTCGTCTGCCGACTGCGACACGCCATAAATAGCGGCGCGAGATAGGTTGATTTCCCCGCTGGGACGTTCGGCACTAAAGACAATCCCCGTGCCAAGCCCTGCCGCCGCCGTGTTCGTGGTAATGGCAGAGATTCGCAACGTATCAACCAGCGTGTTCGTTACGGTAGTGGTGGTTATCACATCCAGCGTATTGCTCGGACTCGCCGTCCCCACGCCCACGCGGTTGTTCGCCGCGTCCACATAGAGCGTGTTGGTATCGACGGCGAGGTTGCCGGATGACGTAAGATACATCGCTGGCGTGGTATACGTCGTGCCGCCAGCCGATGAGGATGGGTTGAACTCTAACGCGCCAGCCACGTTCCAGTTCGTGCGAATAGCCCAGTTTGTTTGCGTGCTTGACGCCTGAAACTCTAGCGAACTGGCGTCATTGGCACTCGGGGTGGCTTGCCCCAACTGCATAATCTTATTGCCGCTTGCATTGGCGATTCGTGCCGAACCGCTCACCGTCAACGAGGACAGGGTGCCGACCGAGGTAGCCGCCGCCGCTACGCTAGCGCCGTCTATCCGGAAGTTACTTCCAGAGCGGGCCACCACGTACTCGTCGGTCGCCTGTGATGCGCCGCCGTCCGTCAGTTGCGAGATCTTGAGGTCTGCCAATGGTCTACCCTCTTACGCTGGTTCGTCGCTGTACGCCAACACACAGCGGCAGTTGATCACTTCGGACGCCGACCCCGACGGATCGAGCGGGTACATCAGACCGTTCGTGAACGGCGTGTCAATGCGGATGCGACCCTGCGCCATGCACGCGGTGTGGGTCTCGCGGGTCTCGGCATCCGAGAACGCCAGCCACTCCTTGCTCTGATACAGGTCGCCCATCTCCTGCGCCTGATCCCACGACCCCTGCGACAGCGCACCCGCCGACTCCGTGCGGGCAATCGCCGTGGAGCGCGAGGTCACCTTCTCCTCGCCATACACCGCTCGGCTGACCAATCGGGCCGTCTCGGTAACCGTCAGCCCCCCACGCTCGGACGCCTCGATGACTGCCAAGACTTCCTTCGCGGTGGTGTCGCCAATCAGTTGCGAGAGCCGCTGGGTGCGCTTGCGGATCGCCTCACGGACGCTCTGTACCGACCGCCCAGCGAGTCCTGCCTCGACCGTATCGGACGCAAGGTCCGCCCCGACCCCTGCCACCTCGGTCGCGCCGAAGGCGTAGCTCTTGGAGACGAGCGGGGTGAAGGACTCGCGCCAGTTCTCCTCAAGCGCCCCGCCCGGCGTATAGGCCGCACGGACACGCGCACGGGCCTCGGCAAAGCTCGGGGCCGTCGAGATGGACTTGGTGACCTTCGGGCGCTCGGCACGGAACAGCGCCTCGGCGGTCGCCTTGTACGTCTGCTCGGTGCGGTCGAGTTCGGCGTTGGCCCGCTCCCAGATGGCTCGCTTCCGCATCATCGCATCGTCAGGCTCGCTCCGATCCTTGAGCGCGTCCTTTGCCTCGCGGATGACCTTCCGCATATGGTCTAGCCCTCGGTCACCGACCGCGAGCCACTTGATCTGCGCCACGACCCCGGCAAGCTGGAAGTCCCCACGGTGCCGAGCGACCCACGCCTCGCGCAGACGTATGGCGTTCTCCTCGGCCTCACCGTCAGGGACGCCGCCGCGCTTGGCAAGCGGGGCTAGCTTGCGGAACTGCTCGTTGCCCTTGACGTTGCCGCCCTTCGACCAAATCTCGGGGAAGTTCTCCTGCAAGTCCTCCGCCTCACCGACGGGGAACAGGGCGTACTGCGAGTTGCGGAGCGTGACCTTCTTGTCGTTGCCGTCCTCGGGGAAGTTCGTGACCTCCTCGGCGCGGGACTCGTCCTCCTCCTCGTCCTCGTCGCTTTCTTCCTCGTCGGCTTCCTCCTCCTCCATCTCCTCCGACTCGCCTTCCTCCTCCTCGTCCTCCTCGACCTCACCCTCGGTCTCGGGCTTGGACGGCGCCTCTTGGTTCATCGGCTCGTTGTCAGTCGCAGGCGGCTGGTCGAGGATGGTCGAGGGGTCGATCACCGCGACGGCGGCAGGGATGAGGTCGCGCCCCATGACCTTGAGCAAGCTGTCCGTCGGCTCGGGGAGCGGCGAGAGCTTGATGGCCCGGCGGCTCTCCTCCCACGTCCGAAGCCCCGCGTCGAACTCGGCCCGCACGCGGGTCGAGGTCTCGGTGTCGTTTTCAACCAGATCGCGCAGGATGTCGTGGTCGTAGGTCACCCAGACATCGCCAAACTCGGGCGCGAGCCAATGGTTGAGTTCGTCCTCAAAGGCCGAGAACAGCGGCTCAATCGTGTGCTGGACAAGCCGCGCACGGGCTTCCGCATACTGGATGCCAGACAGCCCGCCGTCGCTTGACGCCGAGCCGATACCAATCATGCGAGGGTCCACGCCGAACGCCGCGCAGATGTCCTCACGCGAGACGCGCCGAAGGTCAGGGAACTCGAGGTCGGACAGCGTGAAGCCGAGGGGCTTGATGTCCTTGACCGCGCCGAAGAAGGCAGGGACGCCGCGCTTGCCACGGTCCACCACGCGGGCCGTGTAGCGGTCCTGCATCGCCACCGCATCCTCGGTCGTGGCCTCGTCCGACATGATGACCGCGAAGGTCGGCGTGCCGTCGTTGGTCACCACCTGCCGCACATACGAGGTCGCCTCGTTGTCCGCCAAGATTGAGCCGATCGCGGTCGCGCCACGCGGATACCCAAACACGTCGGCCTCGAACGGACGCCCCATCTCCAAGTCGCGGAAGTGGAGCATATCTTCGGTCAGCACATTGACGATGATGCCCGCCCAGTTCGCGTAGTCGTACCGGCGCGGGTCGCCCTCGGTATCAATCCAGACCTGTTGCATCGACTCGGCATTGACCGGTCGAAGCGCAACCGGCGGACGGTTCTCGCTCGGGCGCTCCATCACGAAGAACGCATTGCCGTAGCCCAAGTAGTCCACCGCGAACTTGGCGCGGAACTGACGGGCTGTGAACCGAGGGCCGGGGTAGTCGAGGAGCTTCTGAAGCGGGTTGTCCTCGGGAACGCGGGACTCGTAGTTGCCCTTCTCCTTCAGCACCACCAGCGGCACGGAGGCCACGATGTCAGCCACTACGCGGATGCACGCATGAACGACGGGGTGCGCGTTGAAGCCCTGCACGCGTATCGTGCGCCCGTCGCGTCGGTATTCGCTCGGGTCCGCTGTACGGACCAACTGCATCTGCTGTATGCCGTTGGGGAAGTTGGGATACGTCACCGGCATGATGGAACGGGTGGACTCACCGCTCCCTGACAAGGCGCGTAGCGCATCGCTCACGCGCAACAGTAAGGACTTGCGATCGGACAAATGATGGCCCCGCGTTAGGAGTCTGCCACGCACAACACTAACGCGAAAGCAAGCAACGGCGCAACCCCTTACACGACAAACACCGACGGCCCCTTCTTGATAAGGGGCGCTAACGCATACCGCACGGCGTCCCAGACGTGATCGTTGCCGCTGACCAGATGCGGCAGAACCTCGTCGGTGCGGGGGTCGGTCTTGTAGCGCCAGAGCCGGGCTTCCTCGATGGCTCGCTTGCAACGCGGGTGGATCACGATGTCGGTGTAGGAGCGGAGGTGCTGGATGCCGTCTTGCACGGACCCCGACCACTTGGGTGCGCCCTCGCATCGGAACCCGCGCTTCTTCATCTCGGCTATGGTCTCGGGCCGCGCCGAGTCCGCCCGAATGACAAAGGCCCGCGCATCAGGTACGCTGTCAAAGGCGCGGACAAGGGCGTCTGTATCCAACTGGATACCGCCCGCTTCGTGGTCGAGGTAGAGCCGGTTGTCGTGCGTGTAGCATTTAATGAGGACGGTCGGGTCGTGCGAGAAGCCCCAGTCCGCACCGAAGTACGGCCCCTGCCAACCCTTATCTGGCGCGAAGTCCATCACCCGCCACTTGCCTGCCAAGACCTGCGCGTCCGACCTAGCCCACGGCTTGCCACCCCAGACGTGCGCGAAGGCTTCGGGATCGGCTTTGAGCAGAGCGTCTGCCTCCTGCTTTAGCACGGCAGGGAACCACGGGTTGTCCGTGTAGCTGACTTTGCGGACGATCGACCGCTCTGGCGTCTTGACGATGTAGCGTTGGTAGGTGCTGTCCGATTCCATCGCCGGGTTGAACGTCACCCAGATCTCGGAGTTGTCCTTGCGGATGGTCGGGATGAGCGTGCGCCAAGACGTATCGCTTACGGCCTCGGCCTCCTCCACCCAGCAGATATCAATGCCTTCGGTCGATTTGATTTGCGCGATGTCTCGCCGCAATCCCTTGAACAGAAACTCCGTGCCATTGGCTCCGAGGATAGCCGACTCTTGCACGGTGTAGAAGTTGTCAAGGCCGAGCCGCGTCACTTGGTCCGCCAAGACCCGATGCACCGAGTCTCGGATGCTCGCTTGGTACTCACGCGCACAGAGGATGCGGAGGGGCTGGGACAGGCCGTGGACGAGCAAGGCACGGGCGAACTGCCACGACTTTGCCGAGCCTCGACCGCCAAAGGCCACGCGGTAGCGGACGCCCCCGAGGGTCGGCGTGTAAAGGAACCCAAACGCTTTGGGGGTTGGGACGTTGAGTTGCGTCATCCGAACAGGTCAGGCTCGGCCCGCTGACCTTGCCAGTACGCGATGCGGCGGCGAGCGATCTCGACGTACTCGGCCTCAAGCTCGCACCCCAAGTAGCGGAAGCCCTCAAGGACCGCCGCGCATCCGGTCGAGCCAGAGCCGTTGAACGGGTCGAGGATGAGGCCGTTCGGCGGCGTGACAAGGCGACAGAGCCAGCGCATCAGGGCGATGGGCTTGACGGTGGGGTGGTGGTTGGTGGTCGTGATCTTCTTGTAGGGATCGCCTTCCGAGAAGCCACGTCCGCTGTCGTTCTTGATCCCGCCCTCGCGCTCTGGCATCCCGTCCAGCCCCGCTTCCCGTTCTTTGCGCGAGACTTTGGCGGTGTAGAAGAAGCGCGATGGTTCCCCCAGCATCCCCGCCGCGTCCTCGTCGAGGCAGACGTTGGCGGGCCAGCGACCTGTGTGTACACTCGGCTCTTGACGCGCTTCATAATCTTGTGGGCGGGTGCCTTGTGCGAATCGCCTCGCATCCATTCCAGTCGTACCAGATGACCGAACTGTATCAGTCCCAATCCGGCACCCATCCACGTTGATGGCCCCCGTCCCGTACTGCGTGACGTTCGCGGCGACCGTTCCCGTGAGCGGCTTGCGAGCGAGGATGATGGGTTCCCACGCGGGCTTGAGCGCGGTCCCCCATCCGTGCCAACGCTTCGCGGCGTCCGTGGCGGGGGCGGTGATGTCCCACGATTTATACTCGACGCTACCGCCCATTGTTGGCAAAGCTGATGCGCCAGCAGTACTACGCGCTTTTGTGTCCCGCCCCACCACCTCGCGTTCGGCTTCTGCTACGGCTTCTGCAAGATGTGCTACTTCGGGCCATTCAGCGGCAATTGCGGCGAACGTTTGCGTAGTTGGCGCACGTTGCCCTTTGGGGCGTCCCTCAAACCACGACCAATTCGTTGTGCCACCGCAAAATCGTTTGTCACACTCACCAACCGTCAAGCCACGCGATTCGCGAGCCATACGCAATGCCTCACCAATTTGCGCGGCAAGATGCGGATAGCCCCCACGCTTGTCGATCGCCTTGTCCACCGCCAGCGATTTCGGGAAGCCCGAGCCGTAGAGCCACGACAGGCAGTCGCGTACTTCCCACCCGGCGTCCTCGATCGCGACCGCGAGCCGATGGTAGGTGCGCGTCCCACCGAACGCGACCAGATGTGCGCCGGGCTTGGCAACACGCAAGGCTTCGGTCCAGAACTCGACGCCGGGAACGCCGTGGTCCCACGCTTTACCCATAAACGACAGGCCGTAGGGCGGGTCGCTCACGATCGCGTCCACGCTGTTGTCGGGCAGGGTCCGCATGATGTCGCGGCAGTCGCCCTGCTCCACCTTCCAGTTGTCAGTCACGCAGTCAGATGTTGGGGGTGAACTTGCCCTCGCGCTCTTCCGACCACTGCGCTTGGCAGACGGCGTAGCGTTGCGCGTTGTCCGGGTAGTCCGCGTTCATCGTGGGGTTGGCGAGGCACCGAGCGATGAAGTCGTCCTTGCTCTCGTCAGGATTCGGGGTCGGCATCGGCATTGGCGGCTACCAGTTCCACGCGGATAGAGGATGGGGCGAGCGGCTTGTCGCCAGAGGTCACGTCGATCGGGATGAGCTTCGTGGCGAGCGGGTAGAACTTCTCGGGGTTCGACGCGCCCCACTCATGCAACGGGATCTGCTCGTTGACGAGGTTGAACGCCTCGATCCACGCCTCGCGGATGGTCTTGGTCGCCTTGTTGGGCGTCCCCTTCTTGCGTCCCGCACCGGGCGGTCTGGGCTGTCCTTTCGGGAATGGCATATTATCAAAGTTACTATAACGCGTCAGCGCGTCAATCGGAAGCCGGGATGCTTCGTGTCAAATGCTCGCCATGCTTCGGTCTTGTCAGAGGTCGTGGTGACGCGGCCTTCGTTGTGCGCGTAGTGGTTCCAGCCGATGATTGGCACGTATTCCGTCTTGGTACCGGCCTTGAGGCATCGCACCCAGAAGTCGTAGTCGTGGACGTAGGGGATTGGCATATCGTAGCCGCCGATGCGTTGCCAAAGCTCGCGCCTGACGATGGAGCTAGACCAGATCTTGTTGCCGCCGCGCATCGTGTCAAGCGTGATGACGGATGGTGGGACGTAGACGCCGGTCTTGTAGCCGTGCGCGTCGATGCCTTGCACGTTCGTGTAGGCGATGTCCGCGCCCGAGGCGTCGAGGGCGGTTATACAAGTTTGTATATACGCGGGTTCCATCGTGTCATCGTCGCCCAAGATGCAGACGTACTCGCCTTTGGCAATCGAGCAGAGGTCGTTCCAGTTGGTCAGGAATAGCGCAGGGTCGGCGGAGTAGTTGACAAGCAGTTGGAGTTCGTGCTTTGGCAACGTCTGGGAAAACACCGAGGCAATCGCTCGCGGGAGGAATTGCTGGCGATGGCTGGCGATGAGGACCGAGGCGCGGATCGTCATGTGTCAAAGAGGCGAGTGTAGTGATACATCTGCACGATCAGTTCGGGCCAATTGGTCGCGTCTCGGTACAGCGAGGCGTTGGGGATCTCGTACATATCCGCCTTGCAGGAAAAGGTCGTGCCGTCCGAGCGGTGACGCAGTTCGTCCTTGCGGTACAACGTGGCACGGTGCAGAAAGAGTTCCTTCGGTATCCATCCGCAGACCGTCAAGACTTGCGAGGACTTGTTGAACGACAGGAACAGGTAGGCGTTTGATTCGTAGCCAACTTGCGAGGCCATGACGTTGTTGACGTACTCGTCGCGGGGGTCCGTGGTGCGGCCCATCGTCTTGACATCGACGCCAAGCCCGAACAGTTCCACGTCCACGCCGCCGTCAAAGCCCGAGTCGCCGCGCATAGTCGGGCGACCGAGAGCCAGTTGCACCATGTTCTGCCCGATAACGCCGACGAAGGCTTGCTCCATTGTGCCGTCAGATCCGTCACCGCGATGCCCAAGCTGTACGTCATGCACATAGTCCCGGCTCTGGGAGATGACCCAAGAAGGGACAGGAAGCGAAAAGCTCACGGTTATTCCTCGGGATCGCCAAGCGTTTCTTGCTTCGGGAACGTCTGCTCCCAGTTCTTCTTGTACGTCTCCGCGTCAATCACAATGGGCCGAGGGCTGTCGCCTTTGCCGTTCTCACTCATATCTGCCTCGTAGTCGGCTGGGCCGATGTCAAAGTCACCTGCCATAGTTTCGTCGCTTCAGATAGTTCGCTGGGATGCGCGTGAGAGCAAGCAAGAGAACGAGCGGGACGGTGCAGAGCAGGAGGGAGACCGTCGCGGCGATGTCGAGTGACTTACGCATAGACTGGCGCCGGGTAGGACCGCTCGCCAAACTCGGCACAGAGGATGTTGTGGGTCTTGATGGCGGCAAGGTCCGTCCGTCCATCGTCGCAGACTGGGCAACGGATTGTCACTCGACCTCCTCGCCGTCATCAAGCGTGGTCGTGCCGTGAGGATTGTGCGAGTGCTTGTTGCCAACGTCATAGCCGTGCGTCCAGCCTTCCTCGTAAGCGTCGGTGGCCTTGTCTTGGGCTTGGCCCGCCAGATAGAGCTTGGCAATCAGGACGCCAGCCGCCGACCCCACCACGCCAGCAATGATGACCGTCTCAATCATACCGCCCTCCGTGCTGAATGTGAGTGCTTCTTCTGAAGGTAATACTGGCGCATCCGCTCAAGATAGGCTTGCCGACGTTTCTCCACGACCGCACGAGGGGTCAAGCGTTCGGGCTGGGCCACTAGGTGCTTCCTGATCCGCGCGACGTTCGTCGGGCTGTACGTCTGAATCTTGCGACCCTTGTATTGCACGACCTCGTAGGGGATGCCATAGAGTTGCACGATGCGGCGAATCCTTCCGTCACGTGTGTCAAAGCGTTTCGCCATCTCGTTGACGGTCAGATACCCCGGCTTGATAGTATCGACCGTCTTGTAAAACTTCTCCTCCTTCCGCGCCACGACATCCGTGACAATGGTGCGGACCGGCTTCCATCGATGCAGGTCGTGCTTCCACGACAGCGCCGAGATGATGGTGCCGTGCGGCCCGAGGATCTGCTCGGCCTCGCGCTTGGTTGAGGCCAACGCCGTGCGGACGATGGCCCCGTCGTTGTTAATCAGATACCACTCCGTCATTCGGGAACCCGGTCGAGGGCGCGGTTGACAGAGTGCCAGAGCGTGGCGCGGGCGATGTCGTGCGCGTCATAGCCGCCCTTGATGGCTGGGAGGACGTACTCGTAGCGGAAGGCCCGTGCGCCGATCTTGACGCGAGCCAAGCGAAGGCCGTGCTTCTTGAGCATAGCGCGAGCGATGTAGCCGTAGGTCATTGTCAGTCTCCGTGTCGGGGTGAGAGCCGCGCCGTGCGGCCCGTTGCGGACTTGCTTATCGTGCATACCGGGAAACGTTCTCGGCTTCCAGCTTGGCAACGTACTCCGGGCGCATACGCTCAATGATTTTGCGGCATGAAGCGCAGGAAACATCGGAGGGCTTGGCGCTCATACGCTGTCCCTTGCTGGTGGTGAGTCTACCACGATTGGGGTTGCAAGCCACCAAGGTGTCATCGTAAGCGAGGTGCATCTTCATTGTCAGTCTCCGGTCGGGGTTGAACTACACGATGAAAACTAAAGCCCCCGCACCGATTGTCAATACCCCCCTAAATGCCTACACCACAGCGGGTTGCATATCCGTTGCATATGCACCGGTGCGACGCTTGGGCTTCCCGAGCAGGACCGACCGCTGGCGGTGCGACCGGGCTAGCTCCTCCGAGCCGACCAGCTTCTCGACCGCCGCCTTCGACACGTGCCACGCCCCTCGGTTGGCCTGCGTCTGCACCGCCTCGAGCTTTCCCTTCTTGATCCACGCGTGGACTAGTTGGCGCGACAGGCCGAGGGTCTTGGCGGCTTCCGAGATGGACATCGTTCCTTCGGTCATCCTTCCTCCGTGATGCGCCACTTGAGGGCGCGGGTGAGTGCGTCAATAACGGACGCGGTAAAGAGTTCCTTCGGTTGACAACGCAGGATGCGCCAGCCCAATGCCGCCGCCTCCCGCCCCTTCTCCTGATCCCGCACGATGCCGGTGCCGCGTCCGTGCGCCCCGCGTACCCAGACGCCGCCGTCAATCTCGAGCGCGACGCGATGCTCGGGCCACGCCCAGTCCATCCGCCACTTGCGGGTCGGATGGAACCGGTACTCCGCTACGGGTATCGGGAGACGCTTGGCCTTGCAGAAGGTGTCAAAGCTAACTGGCATATGCATACCCGTTATGCAGGGATAAACGGCCTAACTGGTAGCCGGTTACCCATTAGCAGTCCGTCCGCGTAGCCCAGAGCCATTGCGTGTTGTACGCCATCCCTTCAAGCATATGCGGGTCCAGCCCTAACGCCTTCCAGCCCTGCTGATGTTGCTTCCGGTGGCAGGAGGGGCAGAGCGGAATGATTTCGCGGTAGTCCGCCTTTCGCCCCATGCCGCCCGACTTGATGTGCGCGTTCTCGGACGGACGCTTGGCACAGACCATACAGGGCAAGCTGTTGATGAACTCAACTCGGCGCTTGGACCCGTACACCCGCTGGAACTCAATGCCCGATCGCGGCTTGGCCTTGATGCGCTTTCGTGCCTTTGGCTTGGCCTTGCTGGTCAGGCGCGTCTTGCGCTTGAGCGGAGTCCGCTTCACGCCTTCCTCCGACACGCCCACGCCACCCGCTGAAACTCGTCTTGCATAAACGGCTCTAGCTTGCATCGCGCACAGGCGTCGGCAATCTCGGAGTCTTGTATCTCCCACCAGTTCCAATGCTTGCCGTGCATCTGATCGTAGAAATAGTCGTGCGTCGGGGCGTAGTCGTGGGCCATGATGACATCGCCTGATCGCAGGAACTTGGCATAGCGGTTGAACTCGGCGGGCTTGTTGCCCCCATCGCAGAGGACAAGGGCAGGGCCTTCCGCGTACTTGACGTGGTACTCGAGAACCGTCGAGTTCAGCGCGTCCACGGCGTAATACATGATGCCGGGTTGCATGAGGTGAGGCCGATCGCGCACCGCCGGGTCGCAGGTCCAGATGTCGGTCGCCTTGAGACCCGCCTCATCGAGCAGGTCGCGAAGTAGGATGGTTAGCCCGCCATCTGCCGTGCCAATCTCTAGCACCTTGACGGGCTTGAACGTGCGGAACAACGCCCGAAACACATCTCCGACGTAGCCGTTCTGATGCACCGGGACGCCGCGATACTCAAAGAACATCGGATCAGACATCGCTCCACCCCTGCCGCGTGCCTTTGGCAACCAGTACCCGCGCATAGTGGTGCGGGTAGAAGCGATGCTCTACTCGGTTCCCTCGGAACTGGTCGCGCCACTCAACCGTCGGCTCCTCGGCTTGCCGATCCGCGATGGTCTTTGGTTCCTCGTCCTCTTTGTTGCGCCAGCGCATCGGCTATCTCCGGTGAATGATGATGGTTTCGCACTTCGGGTCGTTAGCGACGGGTGTATCGACATCGGTCATCTTGACAATGAGAAGTGCGGCACAAACAAAGCCCAGAAAAAAGCCGTACGCTAGGTCGAGCCAATTACGCCACCTCATATCGCACTCCGGCCCAGTCGGGCGGGTTGGGGGTCTCGGGCCATCAGTTCACATCCCTTCGTCGTGATGCGGCGGACCATCCTCTCGGCCTTTGTGTCGGGGTCAGGGCGCGTCTCTTGCGTATCGCACAGCAAGCCAGACCGCACCAACTCCGAACAGCGGGTCGCGTACTCCGACCGCAGGTTCAGCCCCGCCCACTCCGCCGCTTCGCGATCGGTCAGGCCCTCGGGGTGCGTGTAGTGAGCCTCAAGCAGTCGCGCCTTCGCCGTCCCCGAGCGCGGCAGAATAGCGTCTGCCGCGTTGTGCGAGGTGGCAGGGTCCGAGGCACGGGCCTTTGGCTGGATGTCAAACAACCCGAAGCTGATGGGCTGACGCCGCCGCTCCATCTCAAGTTCGACTTCATCCATCGACCACATCCTCCGCGTCAAAGTGGTGGGCGCAGACATTCAGGCCGTGCGACATCCACGCATAGGTATCACCCGGCTGTATCGCCCCGCGCCATTCGCCTTCATGATCTTGCATATCGCAGTCCCGAGTCTCGCGGGAGACCCGTACTCTGGCCCCCCGCAACTCGTACCATTCGTGGTCTGCTCGGATGCGCTTCATCGTCAGAACGGAAGCGAATCGTCCATGTCGTTATCGTCTGGCGGCGGAATCTTGCTGAAGTCAGGCGGCGGGACGCGCTTGCCACTCGGGGCTGGCATCTTGACCTCGGGTGCCTTCTCCGCTGGCTTGGCTTCCGCAAGGCCGTCGGGCTGGATGCCCTTGTCCTTCCAGCTAATCCACACGGTTGCGGTCGCGGCCTGAATCGCCGCCGCGTCGAGGCCGTAGCCGTACTTCTGCGAGGTCTGCGCCAGATGCCCCGCCACCGCATCCCAGAGCATCAGATAGTTCGCCAGAATCGCATCTCGGCGCGGCTGGACGGCACCGCTAACGGCTGGCTTGGCTGGTTCCACGCGAGCCGTCGGCTTGGGGGCCGCTGGCTGGCTCCCTGCGTAGCTCACGCCCCAGTACGGCTTGGCCCCCTTCTTTGGGTTCGGGTCGCGGCTGAAGGTCAGGTTCATCCCCACCACGCTCGACTCGTCTAGCCCGAGCCGATCCAACTGGCGGTCAGCGGACTGCTTGGGGAGGTACAGCGTGTCGGTGCCGTCCGAGAACAACACCTGCTCGCCGTAGTTCCCCGTGACGGTCTTGCACTCGGTGACGGTCATCGTGTGGGCGTCACCCTCGTTGATCAGCTTCAGAATTGCCATTGTCTATCTCTCCGTCTCAACGTCTGCGAGGATGCCGTCCTCGTCGCGGAGGCGGCGTTGTGCCGCCCGTAAGTATCCTACCGTGTCGGTGATGTCCCACCATGCATTCCAGACCATCGCCAGCGCGTCCATCATCTGCTGATCATCGTCGGTGTAGATACCCTTCATGTTGTCGTACTGCGCGACCAGCGGGTCCATCTCCCGCTGTAGGTCGTGGAGCCGTTGGCGGAAGCCCTCGACCTGCGCCAGCACCACGTTCACGCGGTCAGAGGTCATCGTAGCCTCGAGCGTAGCGGTCATCCTCGTAGTGCGCGGCTTTGGCTTCCTCTTTGCGGTCCCAGAGTTCTTCAAAGAGTTCTTCGTGTTGCTTGTCGGTCAGTTCGTGGTCGCACTCGGCCTCCTCGATATAGACCTCGTAGTCATGCGACAAACCGACCGACGGATCAGGCGGCGAGTAGTAGACGCTCACCTGCATTGGCAAACCGCACGTGGGGCAACCGACCGTTTCCATAGGGTCTCCGTGTGAGGGGGGTGCCAATAGAGTAATGCCAAGACTTGGGGCTGTCAATAGCCCCCAAAAACAAACCCGCCGATCGGTCAGGATCGACGGGCTTGGCAAGTCCCGAGGCTTCAGTATCCCCCGACACGGAGAGCGGGGACGTTGCGGCTGAATGATAATCCACCGTGCGGCGAATTGCAACGTGCGTTGTCATTTGTCGGTATCGCTAAACCTTTACCGACGATTCGCAACACTTAAAGTATAGCGAAATGCTCTCTTTTGAGTATGCCGGGGCCATTTCCGGTCGTTACGCGGAATGGGTGGAGAGGTTGGTCGGAAGGCCAGCGGTGGGGCCGTCTGCGTGTCTACCCCGGCACAGGTAGAACTCCTTCGACGGGTAACCTGTCGGGGCCGTTGTCACCCCGTGTAACTCCCCATCGACTCCCCGAAACGACCGACCACGTTGTAGGCTGACAGAGCGTGGATTTGTTTTGATCGGGTGCGACAGGCACGGTCAGGATTGGTCGGTAGCCGTCCGTACGGCTATCCAGCGGGAGACCGAGAGTAGGCCCGCTGTAAAACAAGAGGCCCCAACGTTCTCTCCTCTCGAAAGTCTGGACCCCCGTAGGGTTCAGAAGGAGATACTTGTTGGGGCCGTTCTCTTGTCACAACAGGCGCGATGCTTTCGAGGACACCGCACGGCCTAATCTACACCGATTCCTCAATCCGTCAAGCCGTGAAGCCGATGCGTTTGCGCTTGGCCTCGGGCGGCATCCGCCAGTCCTCCAAGTCCTCCTCCTCCGCCACCTCAAACCCGCCGCCGTGCAACGATCCGCCGTCCACGATTAGCTCCTCGTAGCCCGCCTGCACCAGCGTCCGCATCATATCCAGTAGCTCTTTGGCAACCGCCCCAGAATCAGTTGCCTGCACATCCGCAATCTCGATGGATAGGCCGTTCCGGTGGACGGAGACCGTGGCCTTGCGGTTCGTGAACGGGTTCGACTTGCGCCTAGTCATCGGGCCACCCGTAAAGGACGCCGTTCCGCACGATTTTCTCCATCGACGGCAGGTACCCATCGCACCACGGACACTTCACCCACGGCTGGGTCACGTCCTTCGACCGCCACCAGATCCAACCGATACCCCAGAGGTAGCCAATCTCCCCCCGATCCCGAGCGGCCTTGCGTTCAGGGCAGGGGATAGGCGACCAGTCACGGCAGACCGGGCGTTCCGTCATGGCTTCACCGTGGCGCGGGTCATGCCCACAAGATAGCCGTCGGCGTGGTAGGTGTAGGAGTCCATAGCTCTCGGCGCACCGACGTAGCCCTCGGAGGCGTGCCAACCGTCGGGCGGGCAAAGGGCTGGGTGCTGACGTATTGTCACCCCGCCGACCGTAGTGACCGCCGCCTCGGAGTGCCGGTGTCCGTGATGCACCTCACGAAGTAGCGTCTCGCCCCAATGCTGACGCGCCTCTAACGCCATCAACTCGCCCAAGTGCTTTTGTGCCTTGTCGCCGTGCGTTAACCCGATCAGGCACCGACCGTGCGTGACGTATTTACGGGTGGTATTGGTTGTGTTTATGGTGACGTTCGGGTGGCCTCGGAACTCCGCCGAGAGGATCTGCCGCAACGCCACGGTCATCACCGCATCGTGGTTGCCGGGTACCAACACGACCTCCGTGGTGGTCCGCTGGGCCATGTCAGATATGACATCACACAACGTCGAGACCGCTTCCTCAAGCATCTTCTCAACCCGCCCGTCGCGGTCGAGCGGCGTGCCTTTAGTGGTCGTGCCGTGCGGCGTATCGTAGTGCAACAGATCACCCAAGCACCACAGGGCCAGCTTGCCAGCGGGTTGCTTGGTATCCAGAAGCTCGGCTACCGACTCGCGGATCAGCCGCGTGGCGATCGAGATGTCGTAATCCTCCCAGCCCGTCTCCTTCCCCCACGCATACTTGCCGATGTGCGGGTCCGCCAAGACAAGGGCCTGAAGGGTATCGCCTGTGACTTTCGTAACGCCCCGCGTTACTACTGGCTTGCGCTTGGCGTAGGCTCCTGCGATTAGGGCCTCGACCGCCTCCAACACGTTCGGCCCCGCCTTCGGCTTGAGCTTGACGAACACACGGTGCAGTTCGGTCGTGCTGACTTTGCCCGTGCTTGGGTCTTTGGTCGCCACCTCGTACTTGGTCGCCTGACTTTCCGCGACCTCAAACTTGGTCAGGTCCGCGCCAATGTGCGCGAGCAAGTCCTCAACCGTCTTGATCCGCTTGCCGTTGGCTCTGGCCTCGATGCCCGCCTCGCTCGCGGAGTGCTGGACCTCCTGCTCCGTCTCCTTCCCCGGCACATCAGGCAACGGCGTCTTGGGCTTCGGCCCGACCTTCCAGCCGTTCTTCTGCCGCACCATCTTGATTGACGCTTCGCCGCGCACAACCTTGCCGTCGTGGAACTCCGCGTTGAGACGCTTCGCCGCATCCTCCGCGCTATACCCCTGCGCGGTCAACGCGGCACAACGCGCTAGCTCCTGTCTAGACCACCCGATATGGTCGCGGCGTAATGGCATCGAAGGGGGAGGTCGGGGGAGTCCAGAGATGAATCATCCTTCCATCCGGATGAAGCAATGGAACGGAGCCGTCATCGTTGCGGTCAACATCGACGAACCCCCCATCCAAGCACCACCCACAGGCTGGGAAATGGGCATCAGTTGAGGTGCCACCGCAGTCGGGGCAGATCACGCGAATACAATTTGGCATCGTGGGCATCTCCTAGAATGCCACCGCGACTGCCAAGAGAAGGGCCGACCCCACGCCTAACAGAAACGCGGTCGTTCGGTTGGGACACGGCACACCCCAGATGGCACACCGCGCCGACCCCCGCGCCTCTGCCAATGCCGTCAACGTGTCAACCTGCACGCTAACCGCTTGCCGCTCATGCGCGTGAGTTATCAACAAACTGTCCACAGCGTCTTGATAACGCAAGACCTGCCGTTGATATGCCTCGGCCTCCTCCACCGTTTTGACAAGCGCCACCCGCAGTTCCTTGATGGTCGCGGAGCTATCCAGCGCCACCGCCATAGCCGAGTCTACCGACAGGCGAAAGTCGGGCGTCTTGATTGCGTTCCGCTTGACCTGCACGGTCTGTGCGGCCTTGTCGGTAGCGCGTCTGGCCTCGTCGAGCTTGACCTGCAACCCTTCCACGGTGGCCTCCAATTGCGCTATACGGGCGTCTGACGGACTTTCCCCGCCCGAGGGAAGTAGGAGTAGCCCGACCGCTATGGCGATGAGCGCGAGCGTAAACAAACGGTCATCGGTCACGCGAAGTCAAACAGGCGGAAGTTCGGCACGTTCTCGGGATCGGTCTTGCGGCCCTTCGGTGTAGCGACCGCCGCGTGCGTGGTCACCGCCTCAATGGGGTAGTTCTGCCGCCAATACTGGATGACGCCTTTGGCAATGGCGATCTGTTGGGGGGTTAACGGCGTCACGCCGTCATTCGGATTGACAAAGGCGAGGCCAAGCGAGATGCCGTTGATGTTCTGGACCCCGCCCCATTCCGAGACCCCAGCGTGCCACGCGGCTCGCTCGGGGCTGACTACGCTGTAATACGTCCCGTCGGAGGCAATCAGGCCGTGGTAGCTGACCTTGCTTCCCGATGTTTTGATCCAGTCGAGGATGCCGCGTAAGGCACCGGGGCCGGTCGCGTGGAGGACAATGACCCGAGGCCGCGCCTCATTCGGGCGGGCGGAGTGGT